TCATCGGCTCCCGTTGCCTTTATGGATGTATTATACCAGAGCACGCGCGTTTGTCAAGTGTTTTATTTGTTTTAAGAAAGCCTCTTCTTTTACATGGTTTTCTATAAATCTCCCTGAAATAAAAAATAAAGAATAAAAATATATATACGCGCGTATAAGTGTATACGAAAATGGTTAAAAGAAGAGGCTTTCTCAAAACTCTCTCAACTCTCCAAACTCTCCCTTGCCCTTAATCCCATACATCACAAACAACACAAACATATCATCAAACAACGCAAACACTGAAGGGGAAAGCGTGCTTAAAGAGGCAAGAGATGTTTGGATCTGTACATTGTCCTGGCGCTGCCCATGCCCCATAAGGCTGTTGATCTTTGCGCGCCCTTCAAGGTGATACAAATATACAATTTCCGATTCCGTTTACCCACCCCCGGGGTGTTGCGCGACCCGTATGGGCATCCAACAGGGATTCGTGGCGTGCGAGGGAAGCCACCCTCCCTCACCTACAAATTTATATTTTTTCCGAAAACAAATTTCTCATACACCCATACGTCTTTGCGTTCGCCATTTCCAAGTTCATCCGACCTTCCACGATTCTATAAAAATATCTCTTGACAAATCTCTGCTCCTATGATACCTTCCTATTGAGCGAACCAATAAAAGAGTTCGTGAAAAATTTTGGAAAGGAGAAACAGATGGAACCAAAAAAGGGAATCAAGATAGTTTGCCACGGCCAGTATTATTTTAAAACCGAAACGGCCAAAGGCGCGAAGAGTTTTGAAACAACGGTTTACGCGAAATCGCTTGAGATGTTCCGTGAACATTCCCGCAGGTATGAAGGAACGGAAGAAGATCCGGTTACGCATCTTCAGAAAGCCAAGTATAAAGAATCAAGCTACGTGAATGTCCGCGGGCAGTTGAAGCGCCGGTTGCTTCCGGTGCTGCTGAAAGACAAAGTGGAGAACTTTGTCCGTATCCGGTATGTCGTCATCGACGAGATAATCAGCCTTGACGGGTCGGAATTGGATTTGCCCATTCAGCTCCGGTCGAAGAAACAGTTATCGCTTCAGATCCGCCGGGAAAATATTCCGATCAACCCAAACGATTACGTCGATATTGACGAACTCCGGTCGGACGTCCTGGAGTATTGCACGGATCCGGAATTGTTTTTACGGGATAAAGATAAGAAGGCCAAGAAACGTGAAGAGGAACGTGAGTTCCGTCGCTTGAACGGCCTTGAGGAAGAAGCGCTTCCTCCGTCTCCGGCCGTGAAAGAAGAGAAACGTCCCGGTATCTCTGATCTGTAATGCCTGAAGATATTCTGCTTCCAGAAGGAAAGAACATCGCCGTGCTGCCCGGGGGAGTTGTGGTTCCTACGGGCCAGCGCGGGATGTCGCCCTCTGAAATAACCCAGCAAATAAAAGACGCAGTGGGATTGTTGTATTCCGGTAACGATGCCGATAAAATCGGAATGACGCTGTTAGAAGCTGCGCTGTATTCAGCGGCCAAGAAAGCCGCGGATGGCGATTTGGACGCGTTGACCAAACTATTGGATCGTCTTATGGGTAAACCGGTGCAGCAGGTGGTCCAGGCTACTGGAACACTGAAAGAATTTTTGGACGGGATTGCCCGGAATGAAGGGCCGATCGATGTTCCGGGTCAACCTGTTACAGTGGAGGATCTTTAATGAGAACCGATTTATCCAGTCAGCAGGTTGCGGTATTGAAGAAGCTGGCCGGAGATTTGCCGTTCTATTCCAAGCATTGCCTGAAGATTGTTGACAAGGCCGGGATGATCCGGCCGTTGGTGTTTAATAAAGCCCAGGAATATATCCATTTCAAACTTGAGGAGCAGAAACGGAATACCGGGATGGTCCGGGCTGTGATTTTGAAAGGAAGGCAGCAAGGAACGACGACTTATGTCCAGGCCCGGTACTTTCACAGGACGAATTTTGTCAGTAATCTTTCGGCCTATGTGTTGGCCCACCAGGTTGAGAGTACGATCAAGATTTTCGGGATGACCCAGAAGTTCCGGGTGAACCTACCGACCGACCTTCAGCAGCCGTTGGAGAAAGATACGGAACGGGCGATGGTGATGGAGAACGGTTCCGGGTATGGAGTGGGAACGGCCGGAAGCGCCCAGATTGGGCGCGGGATGACGGTGCAGCTTTTTCATGGCTCGGAAGTCGCGTTTTATGAAAACGCCGATCAGTTATCAACCGGGTTGATGCAGACTGTCGCGGATGTGGCTGGAACAGAATTGATTTTTGAGAGTACCGCTAATGGCCCGGGGAATTTCTTTTACGATTTGGTGTTGGGCGCGATAGCCGGAACGAATGGATTTATGCTGATATTCATTCCCTGGTATTGGCAGGATGAGTATAAAGATCCAACTCCGTTGTTGGAACGGGATCTGGATGAGAAAGAACGAAAATATTATGAGGCGTATAAAGATGACGGGTTGACACTCAACCATTTGGCCTGGCGGCGGAGAAAGATTGCGTCATTTGGCGGGCAGGAATGGAAGTTTATTCAGGAATATCCGTTTAATCCGGAAGAAGCTTTTGTAAAAGCTGAAGGCCGGTTTTTTGATTTACCCCGGGTGTATATCGCACGGGGAAGAAAAGCGTCTGTTGATCCGTATTGTCCTTTGGTGGTTGGCGTTGACCAAGGCCGGACAGGGGATGACACCGAAATCGCTAGAAGACGAGGACGGGTTGTGATGCCTTTTGAAACTATTCCGGCGGATGATGGAACAGAAAGGGATATGCGGTTGGCTGGTCGGATTGCTCAAATTATAGACCGGGAGGATCCGGCTCTTGTGGTGTTTGATGTTACGAATGAACATGGGGCGATGGATCGGTTGCATGAATTGGGGTATCCAAAACGGGTAGTAAAGGGAGTGCATTTTGGGGAGAAGGCTATCGATCCTACCAGGCATCGGAATATGCGCGTCCAAATGTATTTTGATTTTCGGTCTTGGTTTGAAGACCCGGATGTGTCGATTCCGGATGACTCTAAATTTTTGGCCGAGATTGGGTCAATTCCGGTTGAGAAAGAATCCAGTAGCCAGGTTGCGTATTTGGTATCGAAGGATGATATCAAAAAAGATTTAAAGTGGTCGCCGAATAAGTTGGATGCGGTGGTTTTGACTTTTGCGTTTCCGGTCAGAAGAAAAATAAATCTTGACAAACAGGAAAATCGTGGTAATCATAATGGTGTAGAAGGGTACCGTTCAACGTTGCGTAGTTTACGGAGATAAGTATGAGTGATGATTTTTTAAATGTTTTAACATGGCCGTTTGGGGATTTTGGGGATGACGAGGAGCAAGAGTCAACTCCGGTTGATACAGGTGCGGTTGATACAGTGGCGAGTGTAGAAACTCAAGCAACGCAGCGTCGGTTAGCCCGGTTGTCCAAATATTTTACTTCTCCAACAGGAGTATTGGATTCGTCTACCGGTAGTTCGGGGGTTCTTTAATGATTGATGTAACAGTGGAATTAAAAGAATTTTCGGCGGTTAAAACTCGCCGGTCGTATTGGGAGCCTCTTTGGGAATTGATAGGACGCTTTATTTTCCAGAGAAAGCAGGGCTTTACTTCGACGACTACGCCGGGACCGTTCTACGAGCACGAGGATGTGTATGATAACACCGCGGGCCGGGCGCATAAGACAGCGGTTTCGGCTATTGATGGCGCACTTTGGAAAGATAATGGCCGGACGTTTAGAATTAAACCTCCGCGGCAAGCTTCAAATCGTAAAGAGATCAAAGAATTTTACGAAGAAGTTAACGCCCGAATTTTAGAGCATATAGAACATGAAAAAGCGGCGTTTGGCACCGCGAGAATGGAAGCGTTGGCTGAAGTAACAGCTTTTGGTACAGACGCTATTGGGGTGTTTAAGTCTAAAAAGGGTTCTAAGCATAAAGTTGAGTACCGGGCGTTGCCGCTTAAAAATCTGTATGTTGTGGAAGATGCCCGCGGTTACGTAACCAAAGAATATTATGAATTTCAGTATACCGCTTTTCAGTTGGTTGAAGAATACGGCGAAGTGGCGCGTACTGAAAAAGTTAAAGCTTTACTTGAACGCGGCGATTATGATACGAAATTAAAAGTGCTTTGGGTGGTAAAACCGAATCCCCAAGGTAAAGAAGACGCACTTCGTTCTGAAGAGTATCCATATTTATCCGGCCATATTTTAGAAGATGAATCGCTATTATTGAAAGAATCCGGGTATAAAGGGAATCCGATTATTGTCAGTCGCCTTTATAAAAATGAAGGTGAAGAGTATGGCCGGGGAATGGGTGGAGATGCGCTTTCTCCGGCTATGGAATTAAATGCGGTAATCGAGCTTTTGACCAAAGGTGGGGAGTTAACAGTCTTTCCTTCTTGGTATGTTTTAGACGACGGAACGTTTGGCAACGGTACGATTAACCGTTCCGCTGGCGGTGTGATCCCTATTGATGTTACCTCTTCCCGGATTACGGGTATGGCTCCGATTGGCCCGATTGGATCTGTCGGCTCGTTGGCTCCGTTTGTTCAATTTGTGGAATGGCTTACCACTGAAATTGATGGGCATTTCCTGGTGGATAAACTAACCGACTTAAATAACCGGACTCGTATGACGTTAGGTGAAGCTCAAATCCGGAACGAATTAAGTTCGGATCTGAAAGGCGCGATTTTTGGCCGCCAGATTAATGAGAAGTTAGTTCCGGTTATACGGCGTACAATAAATATTCTTTCGGAAGAAGGAGTGCTGGGGGTTCGTCCGCAAAGTCAGGAATTTCAAGAAGCGCTGAATTCTAAACGCGATGTGTTAATGATCCCGGAAGAGCTTTTAGATTTGCAAGATGCTGGAGTTGAGATATATCAAATTGAATTTATTTCTCCGGCGTCCAGAATTTTACGGTCGGAAGAAGTTCGCGGAATGATTTCGGTTTGTCAATTTGCTTTTTCATCCGCTGCGGCTAAACCCGAATGGCTTCTGTGGTTGAATGACGAAGAGATTATGCCTCTTGCGCGCGATCTTTACGGAGCCAGCCCAAAAATGTTGGTGTCGTTGGAAGATTTCAGATCACGTCTTAATGATTATAATAATGCGAAAAGTTCGCAAGCTCAGATACAGTCCGCAGCGGTAGCGGCTGATATACAAACAAAGACAGCATCCGCTAATCAACAAAACGCGCAAGCTGAAGCTACGCGTGGAGGAATGAATGGGATGCTAAACGGTGGAGGCTCGGGCTATTCCGAGATGATGATGTAATGGAAGATCCTAATGTGCTTGTGGAAAGGGCTAAAAAGCAGGAAGAGGAACGGCAGAGGAAGTTAAAAGAGTTGGAAGATTTTAAAGTAGCGATTAACAGCGCACCTACGGATCCGAATGTCGCGTTGTTATTACGGTGGTTGAATAAAACTTGCGGTATTGATGCCCCGGTTCATGTTATGGGAAACAACGGGGAGGTCCAGGTAAGTTCAACGATCTTTAACGTCGGTCGCTTATCGGTCTATCAGAATTTACGAAAACACATGTCCGTTGAGACATTAACCGTTGTTGAAAGGAGTGCATAATGTTTGGACTATTGGAGGGTTTAAAGTTATTTTTTCCGCTTATGTCTTTTATGATGTTTGACGCTCCCCCGGCTCCCGCGGCTATTACCGCCGAAGGATTAAACGCCGTTCAAGGGGACGCGTTTCGCGCGTTACTTCCGGCTGATATTCAGGCTAAACCTTATGTAAAAGAAATAAATTCTTTTACGGATTTGGTTAAAAAGTTGGACGGAGCCCAGGGTCTTTTGGGTCAGCGTCAGCTTCCGGATGAGAATACGCCCCCGGAAAAATGGGGTGAGTTCCATTCAAAATTCCGGCCGGAAACTCCGGATAAATATACGTTTGATCCGGTGGAAGGTTTAGATCCCAAGTATACTGAAAAAGCTACCGGGTTGGTAAAAATTGTTCAGGGTATACTTCATAAAGCGGGGGCCAGTTCGTATCAGGCTAAGATTTTTATTCCGCAAATGTTGAAAGAACTTTTCGCTGCGGAACAGAATATGACTACCGCCAGGGATACGAGATTTACGGAGCTTTCTAAATCTTTGTTCGGGGAAAAGAAAGACGAGATCATCGCCAACGGCCGGAAATTTTTAGCGACGCATTTACCGGAAAAGGTTAAACCGCTTTTAGAGTCTTTTGACGAAAAGCAGTTAACCGCGGTTTTAGCCGTAACGGATGAATTGGCTAAAAAGTTTACCGGTGAAGATCCGTTCAGGGGAGGCGGTCCTGCGGGTGGTGGGTCTGGGGTTCGTACGGAGGCGCAGATTGTCGCGGATATGCAAGTGATTTTTAAAGATCCGGCTTACGGCGATCCGTTTAAAGACAAAGTTAAGAATCAGCAGCTTAAAGATAAAATGAATGTTTTACGCACGGAGTTAAGAAAAATTCAAACGGGTGCGTAAAATATTTCTTGACAAGAAATATTTTTATGGTAATATCGTTTTGTCAGCGACATTTTAGTAATCGTCCGGGAAATTAAGCCGGGGATCGATGAAAAAATAACTGACATACTCAAGCGGGAAGCGTCCGGGAAATTAAGCCGGGGATCGTAACTCGTAAGGGCGGTGAAAATTAACTTAATCAAGGGAGGAAGTTATGAGTTATGATACAGTTCAAATAACCGAGTTTAATGCGGCCCTGGATGTTCAGGAGCAGCAGATGACTTCTCGCTTGACGCCCTATGTAATCAGAAGGCCGATTAACGGGGACGATTTTGCCTGGGACGGCATTAGCGGTGTCGAAGGATACCACGCTAACGGCCGGAGCCCGGACATTAATCCTACGGAAGCGCAGTTTTTACGTAGAAAAATGTCGAGGGACAGAATCGTCGTAACGTTATTGGTTGATGACAAGGATGTCCGCGGGATGCTCACGGATCCAAAAAGCGATTTAGCGATGCTCTGCATTGCCGCTTTAGAGAGAGAAACCGATCGCGTTATTTATGACGCCATGTTTGCCACGGTTTATACTGGCAGGAATTTTGCGACGTCCGTCGCGTATACTTCGGACAATGTTTCCACTGTGGACGCAACCAGCGGTGTTACTTACGAAAAGCTTCTTGAGATTCGTCAGAATTTCATTGATGCTGAAGTAGGTAACCAGGGCCAGGTTGCTATCGCTATCGGTATCTCCGGTGATGAGCATACCGATTTGATGAGCGAAGTGGAATTAACCAGCGGGGATTATACTTCGCAGTATGTGATTTCCAAAGGTATAATCACGAACGCGTTGGGTATGGATTTGGTGGCGTTTGGCGCCGGATCCACTATCACTGATCCCATTCTTGAGATCTCCGGCGGGGAAAGAATTTCTTTCGCGCTGGCTGCCCGCGGTGTGGCATTGGGCGTGTCCTTGGAGAGGAAGGTCGAGGTTAAAGATTATCCTACTAAAATCGAAACCAGCATCATCAACGTAATCAAAGAAATCGGTGCCGTCCGTACCGCGGGCGTCCGGCTTCAGAGAATACGTTTAACCCCGTAAAGAAAGGAGGCAAAAATGGCTGCGTATAACGATTTTGTTACACAAAATGCGTCAAGTAAAAAGGCCGATGTTGATGTCTCCGCGCGTTCTTGCGGGGCCCCGGTGAAAAAGCTGTTTTTCTCTTTTGAGAAAGCAGCGACCGATATCAATGCCTCGATTTGGCGTATTGGGAGGCTTTCTCCTTTCGCTAAAATCGTCGGGATTAAGTTGGCTTGTGATGCTATCGCAAGTTTGACTGATCTGGATATCGGTTTTTATAAACCGAAAGAGAGCGACGGCGCCGTGATCGATAAAGACTGTTTGAAAGACGGTCTTGATCCTCATGCCGGTATTTCTACGTTGACGGATGAGTATGCTCCTGATCCGTCTGCTGTCGGTAAAGAAGCCTGGCAGATAGCGGGGGTTTCTTCCGCCGCGGAAGCCGCGAAATACGGCGCGTTTGATGTGGCGTTAACCGGAAATACTGCGGGAACCGATACGGGTTCTATCGCCGGTATTCTGGAATACGTCGAATAAGAAAGAGAGGGATAGGTTATGAGCGCTCCAATTTCTTCTGTGGAGGTTTGTAACTTATCCCTCGATCTTTTACGGCATAGTTCACTTATTACCAGTCTTGAAACTCCGGAAACCGAGGAAGAATCGTTAGGAGTTCGTTGGTATGACGCTACTCGTCGTTCTTGTCTTCGGATGTTTCCTTGGAATTTCGCCCGGAAACGCGCGACATTGTCGCGTTTACCAACAGCTCCTGCCTTTGGGTATGCCGACGCTTATCAGTTACCTAACGATTACCTTCAGTATGTATTTATTGGAGAAGATCCAGTTACCGATCCTATAACGGATTTTGTTGTCGAAGGAAACCATTTACTGATAGACAATGACGGAGCTTCGTCTTTACAGATTTGCTATATCTGGGATATTCAGGATGTAAGTAAATTTGATCCGATTTTTCTTATGTGGTTGGTTGGTGAATTAGCGGTTATGTTTGGCAATTCGTTAACTGGTCTCAATAAGAGTATTAAAGGCATGGAGCTATTTCGAGACCGCTGGGAAGCCAAGGCTCGAGCTAAAAATGGGCAGGAGAACCCTCCTAAAGTCGTGTATGATAGCCCATTGGCACGGCGTCGTCATCAAGGCCAAAGCGCGGTAAGTTATGATGGCCGCCATCTTATTCCTTAATGTATATTAATTTTCTCCAGAATAATTTTTCTAATGGCGAACTTTCCCCGTCAGTGTGGGGAAGGGTGGATCGTCCTTTTTATAAAAATGGGTTAGAGATATGTAAAAATTTTATCCCTAAAATGACGGGGTCAATGATGTTCCGCCCGGGAACTGAATTCAGTCTTCATACTCGTCTTAATCAATCCGCGTTTGGCGCGCCTTTTCGTTTTAATATAGAACAATCTTACAGCCTGGAATTTACCGATTATAAACTCCGGATTCATCACGATGGTGGGGTGATTCTTGAGGATAGCTTAACTCTTACGGATATAACTCAAGCGGACCCCGGTGTTTTTACTATCGCCAGCCATGGATTATCGGACGGAGACGAAGTTTATATTGATGAAGTTGTCGGGCCAACCGAATTAAACCGACGGTTTTTTCTGGTTGTCTATATTGACGCGGATACATTCTCGTTAACCGATCAAGACGGCAATGCAATAGATACTTCAGGATTAGCGTCTTATGATTCTGGGGGAACCGTTTCTCGGGTCTATGAAATTGACTCACCGTATACCGCTGCTGAAGTAGAAACATTGAAGTATAATGGAACCGCGGATTTGATGTATCTTTATCATCCGAATCACGAACCACGTGTTTTAATTAGATCGGGAGCTACGTCTTGGAGTATCGCGACGTATACCCGGTATTCTTCTGAATGGAGTATTTCAGGTATTACAAAGGCGAGTCCAGGCGTAGTTACTACTACGGAAGCGCATGGATTAGTTACTGGTGATCGGATATATCTTTCGCAAATTGTAGGTATGACTGAGTTAAATAAACAGGAATATCTTGTTGTTTATGTTAGTGCGACAACCTTTTCATTAAAAACGTTAGCTGGTGTTGCGGTTGATACTTCAGCGTATACCACGTATTCCTCGGGGGGTAAAGTTGCGATTGTTCGGGATGCTGCTTTGGCTATTACCGGGGTTACCCAAGCCGATCCGGGGGTCATTACTATTGCGGGCCACGGTTTATCAACGTATGATAAAATCTATATTGATAGCGTAGTCGGGATGACCGAATTAAATGGTAATTTTTATTGGGTTAAGAAGATTGACGCCAATTCGTTTTCGTTAACTGATGAGTTAGGTAACGATATTGATACTTCCGGGTTTACGGCCTGGTCTTCCGCCGGATCAGTTTATCTTATTCATGGTCTCTTTACAAAAATAGGCGATTTTCCCGGGGCCGGAGGTTTTTATGGCGGCCGGGCTATTGTTGGGGGAACGAATAACGATCCGGATGTTATGTGGCTGTCCAGAGGTCCGGATTCAGAAACCGGTGAATCCGAATACGATGATTTTTCGATAGGGACAATGGATACAGATGGGATGGTGTTTATTTTGTCGTCCCAAAATCTACAAGCCCACCGTATTTATTGGTTTAGCGGAACATCTGAATTTTTAGTTGTTGGGACTTCCAGCGGGTTGTATAAAGTGAACGGCGGAACTGATGGCGCGGCTATTACGCCGTCGGCTATTTTTAGCATTGCAGTGTCGAATGTTGGAGTCGCGGATATGATGCCGTTATTAATAGACAGCAGTATTTTTTATATGGAGGCCAATCAACGTACGTTATTGAGTTTTGGGTATAGCCTTTTAGACGATGATTATAAAGCGTTTGACAAAAATCTTCTTGCGGATGAGATTACCGAAGGCGGGATAAAACAGTTAGCTTTCGCCAGGGGCCGTCCGAATATTATTTATGCGATTCGAAACGATGGGGTTCCATTATCTTGCACTATTTTAGAGTCAACCGATGATGTCGCGGGATGGGCGCGATTACCGTTAGGTGGAAGCGGGAAAGCATTGAGCGTCGTAACGGAACCTCAAAGTACGGGTTTTGACAGGGTAGGTTTTATCGTCGAACGGACTATTGATAGCCATACGCGTAGGTATATCGAGTATCTTTCTGAAGACCCGGTTATCCCGGATTTTTCTGATTATTTTACCGACGAAGATTCGGAAGCGGATGACCGTGAGCAGTTTGAAAAAATTGTGTTTGAGTTGCAGAAGAAATTTGTCAGGTTGGATAGCGCGCTTATTCGTGATACGACTCAATTAACCACTTTAACTTTGGGTGCGGTTAGTGGAACGGAAATTACCGCTACGGCTGGGGTTTCCGTGTTTACCTCTGCCGATGTTGGCCAATTTATTTTTGCGAAATTTGTAGACGGAACGGAAGCTGGTATTGCGGAAATTGTAGAATATGTTTCCGGGACTGTTGTTAAGGTCAATATCCTTGAAACTTTTTCCTCTTTGACTTTTGCTTCTGGGGGTTGGTACCTTACTGATCAAACTATTACTGGCCTGGAAGCTTTTGAGGGGGCAACTCTTGGGGTGTTAACCGATGGCGGAGTCCATTCAGATGTGGAGGTATCGGATGGTCAGATAACTCTTGATTATCCCTCCCGATATGTTATTTTAGGCTTTCGGTATACCGGTATCGGCCGTAGTTTGGATTTCGAGATTTCCGGGTTATCCACTTCCGCGCAATCTCGGCTAAAAACGGTTGAGAAATTGTTTATTAAACTTCGGAATTCAGCCGGTGGTAAGTTTGGAGTGCATCAAAAAGGGCTTTACAAAGTGGTGGAGTTGATGTATCGTAGATCTGGTGGAAGTTACTATGACCGTCCGCCGTTATTGTATTCGGGATTAAAAGAGGTTCCGTTGGTGAACAATGAATACAAAAATGAGAAACATTTTTATTTTATGCAAGATCAGCCATTACCGTTTGAGTTATTGGCGGTTATTCCGGCGATGGATGTCGGGGAGGAAGAATAATGGCTTCTAATTACGGAAAACTATTATTCGGCGGGGCCAATATCTTTGGGGGTATTTCTTCGTTTATGTCTTCCAGGGAGCAAGCATCTTTGTTGGAAGAACAAGGTGCGCTTACCAAAGACGATTATTATAGGCAAGCGGCTCTTGTCCGGGAATCCGGGCAGCGGACTCGGGCTAAACAAACAATGGAGTATATTTCTTCTGGTGTTGAGATTGTCGGGACTCCCCAATTAATGCTCAAGGAGACAATTTCAAAATCGCTTGCTCAAGCAGGGGCGTTGGAAGTTACGGGCCGCAATTACGAACGTCTTTATAGTAGGAAATCCCGGACTACTGAATCGCAGGGTATGTCTCAATTAATAACCAGTATTTTAGAAACCGGAGCTTTGCTTATATAATGGCGCGCGGAAAGATTACTCCTTATGAAGTTGGGTCTTTTTCTCCTTCAGCAGTTGGAGTCTCCCAAGAAAATCAGTCTGGCCAGATTGTCTCCCAGGGAATTGCGGCTATCGGGAAAGCTTTAATCGCCCGAGAGGATGCCAGCAATACTCTTGAGGCTATGAATCAGTTTGGATCTTTTGAATTGGCGTACCAGCAAAAAAAGATCGATCTTCAGAAACAATATGTAAATGATCCGGCTAAATATCCTGAAGCAGTACGTAATGCGGGATTGGAATTAGCGGATTCGATGAGCGGAAGTATGGGTTCGTCCAGTGCCAAGAAATTTAGGCAGATGACGTCTTCGTCTCTTTCTCAAGACGTTCCGAATTCTATGAAGTGGTATTTTACCCGGGATAGTGAGATTCAGGTTGGGAAGATTACCAGTATTAAACAAAATCTGGCTCTTCAGGCTTCTACTGTTGCTTCGGCTAAAGATTTGGAGGCTATAAAAGTCAATTTTACGAAAGCCAGTACAGAGGCCACGAAGTTGATTGATAAAGAATCAGATACGAAGCTCACTGAACAGTATTGGAAATTGGCCAAGACACAAGCAATGTCGGCTCAAGTTTTTGCTCAGCCTATGAAGTTAATGCGGGAGTTAGAAGGCGGGACGTATGACAAATTGCTTACTCCGGAGGAAAAGTTAACGTGGAAAAATAAGGCCCGGGATGCGGTATATAATCGCGCGATTGATGATCAGTATAGAACTATGTTTATGGCGCAGGGTAAACTTCTTGATTTTCAGAATGGAATTGAAAATGGGACGTTTACGATTGCGGATCTCGTAAATGAACGGGAAGCTGCGTATGCTAATCGTAATAAAACCGATGTTACAGGAAAGCCGATTGTTAGCCAGGAATATATTAAAGGTCTCGATAATTTAATCGATATTACACTTTACGCGAAACAACGAGTTCCGGGAGTTAAAGAAGCTCGGGCGGCTTCGTTAAAAGATTTTGATACCGAATGGGATCAGTATTTACAGGAAAAAAAGATGTCCAAGCAGGGACCGTCTGAACAGGATGTAGAGAAAGAATTAGGGATGTATGCTAAACTTTCTGGACTTTATCGTAATGGTGATATCAGTAAGGACGATTTTGATCGGCATATCGCTATTATGCGGACGAAACTATCGTTGCGGCAGGGTCAGAAAGCCAGGGTGCGTTCGTTTTCTGAGGCTATCGATCAAGCGGGCACCGTTCCGACTTTATGGTGGCGTACTCCGGGGAACGATGTTGTTTCTTTGGGCTATCAGATGATTAAGTCTTATGTAGATACAGCGTATCGTGAGTTAGGAACTGATGAACGCCGGGATTTGAAAGCCCAAATGCTTTCTCAATACCACCAGAAAATCCAGGCAGAACCCGAAGATAATATTTCTAAATTGGCTACAGAAAATGAACGTCGGCAGTTTGCTTCTGAACGGGTAAAGGGCGTTCTTAATGAAAAAGGTTTTAGGATTGGTGGAATCATTAACACCAATGTAACTTACACTGAACCGGAAACCGGTAAAGTGTACCAGATCGGGGATATTGGGGTTAAGAACGGGTACAAAGTACGCTTTACCGGAAAAGATCCGGAAACGGGTACACCAACGTGGAAATTTGTCCCGGGCCAGATTGTTACAAACGCAAACGGTCAGCAGGGTTTGGTTCAGGATGACGGTTCAATTAAGAGGTTATAATGGCTGGCGAAACTGTTTCTGCTGCTGAATTTTTTTCCGAACCTATTCAATCAGGGCCGTCAAAAAAACCGGACGCCGGTGGGGTTGTGTCTCCTGAAGACTTTTTTGGAGAAACGGCTCAAGAAAAGCCGCCAGTGATTTCTTCAATCCCTGATGAACATCAAGGCCGGTTTGTCCAGGAATTTGGCAGGGCTATATACGAGGGGATGGGGTATACAGCCAAAAGATTTTATGCGGCCGCGGGCGCGGGAGCCGCAGGGATTAATGATGTTATCGGGTATATTACAGGCTTGAATTCGTTTCAGAAATACCGGGATTTTGTTCAGGGTGGATTTGAATACCAGCAACAGGTAAAAGCTGAACGGCCTGATGCTATGGGTTTTGAACGGATATATTATGGTTTTGTAGATGGGTTAGGAACATTGGCGCCTACCTTACCGATAGATGTGATGACCGGTGGGGCGACGAAAATCGCTTTAGCTGGTCGCATCTTGCCTAAAATGGAAGCGTTGCTATCCCGGATCCCGAATTTTGTCCTGGGTTCGGGGTGGCGCGGAATGGTTAACGGGATAGAGGCTTCCGGAGAAACGCTGCCTGAAAAGGTTGCTGGTGGTCTTGTTGGCGCCGGGGAGAATATGGCGGTCAGCACTCTCTATGCTAACGCCGGGATTGGGTTGCAGGGTATCGGAAAGATGGCGTCTATTGGCGCCGCTGATGCTTTTTATAATGCGGCTAAACAAGGCCGGATTCCCACAAGCCAGGAAGTCATTGATAATTCTACCCAATCCGCGATGTTGGGTGTGGTGTTTACAGCGTTGCCTTATTTAGTAGAGGGGTCGAAAATTGAAAGTGAGAAACGTGCGTTAACTGCTTTTTCCCGGAAGTTTGAGCGAATTGTTGGAATGACAGAAGAATCAGTGAAATATTCTACTCCCCAAGAAATACATAAACTCGCTACCGACCTTTTTGAGAGTCCGGATATCCGTCCGGAGATCAAGCAATCTCTTATCCAGCCCTTTCTTGATCGATTAGATCAGCGTGGGACTGTTTCTACTCCGGAGTTTAAGTTAGGAATGTGGAAAGATCGATCTAAATTACGAATGAATCGTGAAACGATGGAACGTAATATCGAGAATGTCGCGGGCAAAGATGCAAAAGCGGTTCAGATGGAGACGACTGAAAAAATAAAAGAAAATGAGACGTATCATCAACGTTGGGTAGACACGGTTAATAAGCTCATTCAGGATGAAGAATTAGTCCCCAGAGGTATTCGTCCGAATTCTGAACAATCAAAACTCACAATGCGTTTTGGTGAAGGCCGGATGACAGAGAAGGAGCTCCAAGCCGCGCGGCCTGATGATTGGAAGGAGATTGTGGCGGGGGCGAAATTCTGTCGTGAGATTTATGATACTACATTGAAAGATGTAAACCGTGTCCGAGAGAAATACGGATACGAGCCGATAGCAAAACGTGAGGACTATTTTCGGCATTTCCAGGAGATAAGTGTAGCAGATAAACTTTTCGGCCATTTTCTCGGAGGCGAAAAGCCGCCTACTTCAGCAGCAGGAGTGATTAATCGGGCAAAGTATGGCAAACCGTTTTCGTCTACTGAACTTCAACGAATGGGTGGAGAGTTTAAAGAGGATGCGGTTCTTGCCCTTCAGAACTATGTAAAATCCATAGGCCCTCAACTTTTTCATTTGGATAGCGTTCAGCGTATTCGGGGATTGGAACGCTATATTCGGGCGCAAGCGTTATCCAATGAGGCGCAGATTAAAGAGGGCCAGCTTGTCGCTAAATTAGATTTGAGTAACTTTACGGAAAAATTGACTACTTACGCGGATTTTATGGCGGGGCAGCCTTCTCTTCTTACCCAGGCTATTAATAGATTCGCCGACCGGCCGTTTTTTGCCGGAATTCGGGCATTACAGCGGAATGTGGTGCTGAATATGATTTCGGGTAACATTTCTGCGGCTTTTATGAACTGGCTGCCGGTAGCTCAACAGGTGGCGTCTACAAATCCGAAAGCGTTAATGAAAGGGTGGGCGACATCGGCATTACACTTAAATCGTGAAGTTCCTTTTGAACTTGAAAATGTTCGGAGTGAATTCTACGATCGTAGGTATCCGAGAGGTTTTCTTCCGGCGAATTGGATGGAGAATGTAGCGGATAAGGGTTTTATTTTGGCCAACGCTGTTGACCGGATGACAGTTCAAGCTTTGATTGCAGGAAAGTTTTGGGAGGGTAAAGCGCAAGGATTGGATGCGGTTACTGCGATGAAAGAAGCGGACAATTATGCGGTAAGAGTGGTAACTGATAGGACAAAGGGCCAGGTTCCATCCATTATGACAGAACCGGATCTGAAATTAATATCGGCTTTCCAGGTCGAGATAAATAATTTATGGTCTTGGTTGGCTCATGATATTCCGAAAGAATCCCAAGGTAAATTTTGGGAAACAGCCGGAAGGATAACCGTTTTTGCGTTAGCGTCTAACGTCATCAATAATCTATACGAAAAGATTTTAGGTCGCCGGCCACAATTAGATTTTATTGAAGTCTTGGGATTGTTGGGGTCTGCGGCGATTGAGCGGGAACCGGAGTATCTCCAACGTGCTGGAAAAGCCTTGTTAGGAAACGTTCCGTTTGGTAACTTGTTTGTCGAGGGCGGTAGGTTTCCGTTAGCCGCAGCTATTCCGGATATGGGTAAATTTTTCGAGGATCCTGAACGGCTTGCTTGGGATGAGTTTAAGAAACCGTTATGGTATCTGTTACCATTCGGTTACGGTGGTCAGGCTCGAAAGACGATTCAAGGGTTGTCGGCTTGGAATGAGGGTGGGGTCTACACTCCTGCTGAAAATCTTCGGTATGAAGTCCAGAAAGATTTTATGAATTTTGTCCGTGGATTTTTGTTTGGGAAAAATTCGTTTCCGGAGGCGGTAGACTATTGGAATACATTAAAATCAGAGAGGTAGTTTTTATTGACAAAATCAAGATTTATGATAGGGTAGGGTAAGGAGGATTAGATGAAAAAACGAGTATTTTTATTCTTTTTGATTTTAGGATTGTTATGTGGCCCGCGGTTCCCCGGGCCTCTGGCTCCGGCTTTGGCTACGGTAACAGATACTTATGAACCAGTTCAGTTAACGGCTGATGGCAGTGAGACGGAGTTTGATTTTGATTTTAAAATTTTTACAAATACCGATCTTGTGGTAGCCATAGTAGATCCGGTTACTCTTGTGGCGACAGAGCAAACTCTGGGGACGGATTATACGGTTACTATAAGTACGTCGACCGCTGGTGGAACAGTAACGTTTAGCACTCCTCCGGATGACGGGGACTATGTATCGATTAGCCGGAATATCCCGATTACCCAGACTACTGATATTCCTTCTGGCGGTCTTTTTCGGGAACGCCAAATTGAGAACGCATTAGATAAAAGTATTTTAGTTTCCCAGCAATTAAAGGAATTCCAAGATCGTTCGATAGCGCAAAATTTATACGCCACTCCAATATCCGGATTGACATTACCGCTTCCGGATGCGGGAAAATCAATTAAATGGAATGACGCTGAAGATGGGTTTGAAAATTCTGAAAATGATCCGGATGAAGTAGTTACCGCCGCCCAGGCAGCCCAAACAGCCGCCGAAGCAGCGCGTGATTTAGCTCAGAACTACGCAACCGCCCTTAAGGCTACCTCTACCTCAGAAATCACCATCGGAATAGGAGAAAAGACCTTTACTACCCAAAGCGGTAAGCAATTCGCAGCCGGGCAGTTTATCGTGATAGTAGATAGTGCCGATTCAGACAACTATATGCATGGACAGGTAGTAAGCTATACCGATACAACGCTCGTTGTAGATGTCCAGGATGTAGGAGGTAGCGGCACAATCTCAAGCTGGAATATCTACGTATCCGGCACGCAAGGCACAATAGGCCCATCCGGAACAGACGAAAAAGTCAAAAACGTCTCAGCAGACGCCTCAGCTGGCTATCTTGCCGAAAAACTGGCAGCGCTTTATCCTTCGCTTTATCAGCGAGACCAAAAGTGGGCGCTTAAAACGCCGTATTCAACAGCAGCCAACAGGTATACGATCTTAACGCCCAACAAGCTAAGCGTAGACATAAACGGAACAGTCTACTTCTTAACTGCTCAAGCAGAGATAGACTTATCCAGTGCGGCCAACTGGGATACGACCTCACCCACAAACTACACCACAGCAGCTAACCGCGCAGGCAAAGATTTTTATATTTACGCCTGCGTGCCCGGGTCCGGCTCAGCGCCTAAGATAGTCTTATCAGCCAACGCAACCACGCCATCAGGCTACTCAGCCTCAACATCGCGCAAAATAGGCGGTTTTCACGGGCTTTGTTTATCGGTAGGAACTATATCCGGCCATACCTTAACAGATTTCGTTACGGGTGATGTTTTACCAGCCTCAATTTGGGATCTAAACCATAGGCCCGTAAGCGCTCCTGAAGGTATGGTTTATAGCGAAGGTATCAATAAATGGGTAGATATTTACCTCGCTTCCGGCACCGGCTCAAGCACAGCCTCGGTCTACGGCGGCACAATAAGCGACACCCGCGACTGGAATGATTTTACAGATGATGGCGGAGCAGTAAAGAAGAAGATGTTGACTGACCCGGAGTTTCAGGTAATAGCGGCCGGTTCAAATGAAGCAACCAATATTAACGGTTCAGGAGACCCGGGAACCACCGGCGGCCATATAGATACGGACTCAAGGCGTATGATTTCAAATATAGGCGTAGAGGATGCCTGCGGTGCTTTATGGCAATGGCTTAGCGACCAGTCATCTATGCAATCTGCTGATGCAGCCGGTTGGTATGACTTGCCCGGAGATAAGGGACAATTATATCGCCCCGCAAATACAAATGATGTAAAGCTGATTGCTGGCGGTGTCTGGAACGACGGCGTTCACTGCGGGTCCCGTGGCCGTCGTGCGAATAACTCCCGCTGGTCTACGGGTTCGAGTCTCGGTTGCCGGTTCTGCGCGGAGCCAGTTTAACGAAGCAAGCCGAACACGTAACACGCTTCGGCGGCGTTTTTTGAAACCAGGAGGAGAGATGAAAGGATTCCCGAAGCACCTAAATACCCGATACGACGTGGACTATTGCCTTGAGCACTACCCGGAAGAGGCAAAGGCTTTCCTTGCCAAGAAGTTGACCGAGGTTAAAAAGTGGCAGGTAACCAGCAAACTCGCCGAGGGAGACGCAGGCATTACCGATGCGACGCATAAGGTGGTCGAGGTAAAGGATCAGGCCACACAGGAAATCAAGGAGAGGTATCAATACGAGTATAAAGACGATCCTAACTGCGAGCTGTTCAAGTTAGGATTTACCGTCAAGGAAGCTGAAGACATCCTCGCCGGAAAGGAAAAGGTAAAGTAATGGACACCGTCGGCGCCCTGGCAAATCCCGGAATAATCAACAGCGTCAAGGATTTAGGTTTTGGCGTAGGCTTTATGGTGCTTTGCTTTGTGATCGTCTTTTACATCCTGCGCCAGCAGAAAGAAATCCTGAACCAGGCAAAAGACGAGCGGGCAATATTCCTCGATACCGTCCGCGGCCTTACCAAGGCCATAGAAGAGCATACCGCCCAGGCGCGGGAATTCCACAACAACGTAACCGAGGCGCATAAATTTCAGAGAGAAGAGCACAAAGACATGGCAGACGCCCAGAATAAAACCTGTCAGTCGCTCTCATTATTAGCAGCAAAACTGACGAACTAAGATGATTAGAGAAATCATAAACGAATTCAGGCGTCAAAACGGAAGGCATCCGGTGAGCATGGATAGCTGGGAAGAAAACCAGAACTGTCTCTGGCACTGCTTACACATGGCCAGGAATCAAGACCTATGCCACGCCCCGGAACACCTGCGGCCCGGAAAGTCCGAGGCCTGCGCAGTGAGAGGCTTCTTTCATAACCCCTACGACACCCTGCGCGCAATAGTCTTTGAGCAGTTCGGAAACAGCCCTGGCCACAGAGACATTATTTTATTCAACGATAACCTTGCCTGCGCTTTTCACGTAGAGCAGTACCAGGTCTACGTGACGATACGCGGCTGGTAAAAAAAGGAGGAAGAAATGAAGAGAGTATTTGCAATTTTGGTGATTGCTATGCTGATGTTTTGCGGCATAGCATACGCAGGAAACGTAGCAGTAACGAAGGTTATGGATACGACCTTTAACGCGGTGACTACCACGGCTAATTCAACAGCGGTGGCTATTCAGGGAATAGAAAAGGTTTCGTTTTTTGTAGTCTATGATGAAACCGAGGTAGGTAATTCTATATCGGCCGCAGTCACCCTTCAAATATCCTATGATAACGAAAATTGGCTGTCCGCTTCTTTCTATGACTACGCTGGCGGATCCACACTTCAGACATCAGAAACCATATCAGCAGACGGAAAATACTATGCATGGTTCAATAAAGATTTGTGCGTGCCGTATGTGAGGGTAGTGGTGACGGCAACGAATACAGACGCAGACGACGTACTGGATGCGGAAGTTTATGTAGCTACGAAAGAATAATAACGAGAAACAGATTCACTAAGAGAGGAGGAGCAAGATGTTAAAGGTAATTACTTGGATCATGGCAAACGGAGCAACCCTGCTGGGTTTACTGCAGGCGATAGTAAAGGCAGTTAAGGAGTTATTGACCGGCGTGGTTAACCTTATCAGCTTGATTCTGCCGCAGTCAACGGCTAATAAAGCAGTAGAAGCCGTAAGAGGCGTGCTGAATATGATTGACGAGGTTATAGAGAAGATTAAAGGATACCTGCTCAAATGACAGAAATACTCGCGATAATAGGCTCTATCCTTGCCACCATTATCGGCCTGTGGAAGAAATTCGGTCGCATAGCCGCGGAGAAACGCAAGCAAGCAGAGCAGGCGAGAAAGGATTTAGACAATGCCAAAAAGAACGATAGCCCTTCTGATTTTCTTGACGGCTTTGGTCGCCTTAATTAGCGGATGCGCCAGGACATCTGTCTATGTCTTAGACCAAGCCGAACTGGTAAGGGTTAAAAAAGACCAAACCGTTACAGCCAAGTATGACGGCTGGCTGTTAAGCGACAGGGCCGTAGATAGGGTTATGAACGCCAAGATCAAGGCGGTGAATCTGCAATGAACCCAGAGAAGAAAACGCAGATCAAGGTAATATTAAAACTGTTGGTAGTGGTGGTATTCGCATCCCTATATGGCTGGGGCGGCATGGAGATGAAATGGCTGCGGCGTTTTGTGGCCCCGGCAATTCTCTGTTTGAGTGCATTTAGCTTCAGCCGGAATTGGCGATATCTTGTGCAGATGCCGGTAATGATGATTACCTTAAGCCTTGGTTACGGCGCAGACTCAGTAATAGGAAAGATATTTAAACGCCTCATGTTCGGCGCGCTGAATGGTTCATCATCAAGCACTGTAAATATCTGGCAGAAGAAGTGGCTTCCGGCCGGATTTCAGATTGTGCTTGTATCGGCCGCATATATTGTTTTTGGCGTATGGAATCCATTGCCTTCGGCCCGGGCCGAGGAAACTTTACTTGGTGCGCTGATAGCATTGATTCCGATGATGAGTGTAAAGGATTACGAATAATTATATGCTTACAGTCCTGACGGACGATAAATATTTTAATCAGATCGAGACGTTAGCAAAAAGGTTCCCGGAGGGAGGTGAGAAAAACCTCTCCCGGGAACTTTATGCCGCGTTAGCCAACCCGGTTCAGTTTTTTATCCTGGCGGATGTCGAGAATGATGTCCTGCGGGGATTTCTTTTTGCGGCGGCTTCTGTATGGAACGGCGAACGTATCGCGTTTATCCGGGGATACGCCTATGACGGCCGAATATCGAGAGACGTATATGTAGCCGGGTATCAAGCTTTATGTAATTGGGCAAAGGGAAAGCGTCTTACCGCGCTTATCGGATTCACGCAAAGGCCTAAAGGGTTTATTCGAAGGTATGGTGTTCAGGTAATCAGTGCGGTTATCCGAAAGGAGCTCCAATGATTTCTGACAGTATTTTTACGATCCACCGATTTGTCATTCCGGTGCGAAGCTTAAATGTTCCGCTGTATCTCATTCCTTTTGGCGATATCCATCGATACGCGCCTCTTTGTGATGTTGACGCGTGGCTTGAGTTTCTTGATTGGGCTAAACAGAAAATTCACGCGTATTTTCTCGGGATGGGCGATTATGATGATCTCGCTTCCTATTCTGAACGGAAAGCATTAATGCATGCTTGTTTGCATGAAAGCACCCAGATCACTCTGGATCAGATTTACGCCGAACGCACCCGGCAATTAGTCCGGGAAATCAACTTTATGCGTGGTCGATTGATCGGGTTGGTTGAGGGAAACCATCATGGGATCCTTCAATCCGGGATGACCACTACCCAGATGATGTGTGAATTGTTGAAGTGTAAATATCTGGGAGTGAGTTCGTTTATTCGGCTTGTGTTTATCCATGGGAAAAAGTCTGCTACTCTTGATATCTGGTGCCATCACGGCCGCGGAGCCGCCAGGTTAGCCGGTGGAAGTATCAATACGGTAGAGCAAATGGCATCGATCGCTGATGCTGACATCTATCTTATGGGCCATGACCATAAAAAAGGCGCAGTGCCGCTGTCTAAACTCTATCTTCAGGGTACCCGGCTACGCCAGAAAAAGATCCTTCTTGGCCGCACCGGGTCTTTCTTGCGCGGGTACGTCCCGGATCAGCCATCGTATGTGGCTAAGGCCCAGCTAAAGCCTTGCGATTTGGGCGTGATTAAAATTGAACTGACACCGAAAAGAAACAAGAAGAACGGGGAAGATGATTATTATGTGGATATCCATTGTTCAGTGTAACCGGAGGAAAGATGAGACAGTTCGATACTGGTGCTACTCGGGATAGTGACGATACAAAGAATGACTATGAAGGTTTTCTTTCTCCTCTTGTGATCGAGGCTTACGGCAATTACATGACCAAACATCGTAAGCAAGCCGACGGCCAACTCCGGGCGTCTGATAACTGGCAAAAAGGGATGCCCAAGGATTGCTATATTAAATCCGGGTGGCGCCATTTTTTAGACTGGTGGAAAGAACACCGGGGTATACCTTCCCGGGAAGGCTTGATCGATGCTCTTTGTGCATTAATGTTTAATGTTATGGGTTATCTCCATGAAACCCTAAAAGAAGAAAGGACGAAAAAATGAAGAGAGTTTATATAGCGGGGTCCTATTCAGCGGATAATGTAATTGCGGTATTGGACAATATACGCCGGGGGATGCGTAAGGCAACTGAAGTTCTTCTGGCTGGCTATTCTCCTTTCTGCCCATGGTTGGATTTTCATTTCCAATTAATGCTGCGGGAAGGGGAAAAATTGGAAGTCTCTGATTACTATGCGTATTCAATGGCTTGGCTTGAGGCTTCTGACGCGGTCCTGGTCCTGCCTAATTCCGAAAATTCTAAAGGTACCCAGGCCGAGCTTATTCGAGCCCGGGAATTGGGTATTCCCATTGTAGAGAGTGTGGTGGAACTGGTAGACGCAGGTATTCGTCCAGAATAGCGATTCCTTGGGCCGTGGAGCGGCAGATTGCCACCTTGTAGCCTCGATCTCTGGCAGAGAGGAGAAAGACCCTTTGGGCCTCCGAGATCGTGCCCGTAGGGGTCTTAAACTCGATAAGAAGGCCAAAAAACACCCCTCGGGGCTCAAAGAAAAGGATATCCGGAGTTCCTTTCCGATAACCCATCCTCATCATCTTCACGGCCATCCCAGCTGACATAATGAATCCCGAAGGGGCAATCGTATAGAGAAGATCCGGATAGCAGATCTGAAGAGTGGTTACGAAGGCTGCCTGGATAGGGAATTCAGGATCTGCGGCTTTGAGGGCCATGTGTGTCCTCCAATGGTGGTAATGCCCGGGCGTCTCCGCGGGCCACTTGATACATGCGATGAACCTTATTCCGGCATTGCATAATCACCAACCGGTCTTTCCGGATAAAGACTTTCATCGGTTCTCCGCATAACTGGCATTTAGGAGCATGAGCCGCGCTGTTTAACTTCTCCCATTGATCGATACAGGGGTCGTTAGCGTTTACTGAAATCATACAAAATGCTTCAGTACAAACGAAGAACCTATGCTTGCCGTACCATACTTCACGCATTTTCTTTCCGCATAACGGACAATCCGGTGGACCGTTCTTGATCCGGATAATTGGACGTTGAAGAGAGGGGAATTTATTTTTCTGCATGGTGTTTCTCCTTCCTCATCTGGTATACCCTACGATCTCGATCGGCCAGAATCATACCATTGTCGCCTCGGAAATACTTTTTCGATTTGGTATGCGCTCCGGTGTTCTGGTGTTCCCTACGAATTCTTTTGGCTACTGTTCCTCTCATTGTATCCTCCTTTAAGGTCGATAAAATTCTAAGTTTTTCATGTGATGGTTGTCTCCATGGTGTACATAATCAAACGAAACTGAACCGGTATGCCGAAAGCGGTATCCGGCGTCCAAGAGTTTTCGATAGTACTCCCAATCTGATTCCAGGATATCCGTTCTCCAAAATCCTGTTTGTTCCAGGACTCTGCGATGACACACCGGATTGGTGATATAGTTAGTTACGTTACGTAGTATCTGTGGGTCATGCGGTTGATTAACTATGACGCTTGGCCGGTCCGGAGACATTGTTCGATAACCGGTATAGATAATATCCGCGTTGTCGGTTACCGATAAAATAGATTCGATATGATTTGGGTAATAGAAATCGTCATCACAAAACATGGCGAGCCATTGGATATTAGGGTCGGATAACGCTTCTTTGGCCAAACGCATACTATTTACCATGGCGTTACAGCCATCGTAGTTAATACGAATCAAATGCGTGTAAGGCCGGACTGTTTGATTACGTATACTGTTAATACATTTTTGGAGCATTAGATGACGACCAGGCATCGTTGGTGTTAATACCGCAAGGTTGTTCATTTTTGGTATCTCCTTACTTTCTTGGTTTCGGCGTTTACCGGACAGCCATTGGCCCAGGCTGGGGTATGGCAAACCAAATCAGTTACCTCTTTTTCAGTTCCGGTTTCTTTCTCCGCCACTAATTCGTCATGGACGGTAAAGAGAACATGGTATTTAGCACCGAATAGGTTAAACATGGCGGCTACCATCAGATCCCGGGCAACTGCTTGTGTGGCGTTTTCGACTAACTTACCGCCCCAGGTTTCTTCTATCTCGTATTTGTTTGTAACGGAGTTGACCGCCATATACGTGAGTTTCCCGGTAACTGATATTTTCGGGTAGTGATAATACAGTTTCCGCCCGGAAGGCAGCATCATGACCAAAAAGTTTCCCTCTCTGCTGAATCCGATCCGGCCATTTTGATGTGACTTACCGGAAGAAACGGTCTGCCTTGCAGCATTTTCCGTTGAATACCAGAATTGAGGCACGGCCGGGAATGTCGTTCGATACGCGTTAACCGCCCGTTCAGAAAGAACGGCATCGACTTCAATTTCGTATTTAGCGCAGGTCTCCTGGAATTTTCGGCTTCCCATACCGTAGCCGCAACCCAAAATCGTTTGCTTCCCTAATTGCCGGGAAGCTGAAGCTCCGATGACTTTGGCCATCTTTACATAGATATCATCTACCTCCGGGTGCCGATCTTTTTCCACGAACTGTGCGAGACCGGCCTTTTCTCCCGCAAGCCACATGACGACGCGTGCTTCGATTGCCGAAAAATCTGTGATAAACATTTCTTTGCCATCGTTTGGGATAAAGATACCGCGAAGGCAGGAAGACAGTACGGGTAAGACATCGTAAGAAAGTGAGAAACATTCGGGGGAAGTTTTGAGGGTTTCGATTGCAGCCTCGATAACGCCTGGTTTGTGAGTTGACTTAACGAGATTTTGGATTTGGACGAGTTTACCTGTCCAGCGGCCGGTACCGGCACCGTGGTAGACCTGGATATCTCTAATACGCCCATCGGTGCCGAGCGCGCTAAGGACCGCAGCATATTTAGCAATAGAGGTAAGGGATAGCTGCTGCCTAAGCTGAAGGATACGGAGATTACTTCCTTCTGATTTTGTGATTGCTTCTTTGACTGTGGCTTTGGTAAGATCAGGAAGATTAAGTCCTTTTCGTTCCAGATAATTTTTAATCGCTTCTCTTTTTGTGCCCGCATTTATTAACCCTCCTGTGAGTTTGAATAACTCTTCGTTTCGTGCTTTAGTTTCCTGCTCGATCAGGTTGACCGCGTTTTTAACCATTGGAACATCTATTTTTATACCGGTATCGTTCATGTATTGATCCATAAACCATACCTTTTGTTCGTATTCCGGGAGATCCGGAAGAAGGAGATCCACGTCTCTTTCAGATTCCACATCCCGGCAGCAATAAAGTAGAAGACGGTCAAGCTTTTCCTGGGGAATAACGCCTTGAGAAACGCAGAGAACACGCATTAATTTATACCCGTCCATATCTTTTTGATGGGCGCATCCTAAAGCTTGAGCGGCCAATTCAAGTTTTCTGGGTAGTGAACACATAGCAGCTTTAGCCGCAGTGTCCCGCCATTGAGTTAACGGAATTGGAAGGAAGCCTAAAGGAACAGCTTTAAAATGCCAGATACAGCGTTCAAAAAAAGCGTTATGGGCGTGGAATTCCGCACCCGAACGGATCCAATCGTTGAACATCGGGATCGCGCTGGTAAGAGGATGGCCTTTAATTGCTCCAGTAACTGGTGATCGATCAAGAGCCCAGGCTAAACAAAGGATTTCGGTGCTTGGGTCTTCAGCGTATCGATATGCTCCTGTCTTCCAGATATCTATTGTGCTCCTTGACTCAAAGTCTATGTATACTTTTTTAGGCATTTTTAAAATAGGGTGTCCCGGATCCGACCCGGGTTTAAATCGTTTACCACTCACGATTTAGGCTAAGATTACTCTTACGAGTTATTGGGCTTTATTTTCTCTATCTTTTGCCTGTGGTTTCCCAGACCACCACCACCCACTATCTCCTTTTAGAAAGGTAACTCTTCGCTTACTGAACCCGCGCCAGAAGCGTCTTGTCCTTCTACTGCTACGGCGTCGAATTCGTCTTCAACGCGAGGCCGGGCGGAGAAGGTAGTATCGTCGGCCAATTTCTGGATACCGTTAAGATACACGGTTACTCCGCGGCCGCCGATTTTGTGGACGAACGGCGCAATCGTAAGCACCGCGCGTACCCAGCAACCCGGATAAAGTTCTCCGGCGTTTTCCGCGGTGATCCTGGTCTTGTCCTGGCGTAAGCAATCCGGGCGGGTTTCCGAAGAAGAACGGACAACGATGTAACCTTTTTCGTTATCGTCAATCTTTCCCGAAGATTCTTTCGGTTTGTCGCCGTCTCTGAATTTAGTCAGCTTGAGCGACTTCAGATCCACTTCCGGCCCGAAGTTAGCGCGGGCGACTTTGCAGATCTCCTGCCACATACCGGCACAGTTATCCGTCTGTATCCAGGTTGAAGCCGGATGCTTCGATGCTTTTAACGCCTCGGCGGTCGCTTTTTTGGGAAACAGCAAAGTGATCCCGAATTTGGCTTTCGTGCCGCCGGGAGCCATTACCGCCTCGAAAAGAGCCGGGTAAGATAAGCGAAACGCGGGTGTCTGATATGTTACACGTACTTGTTTAGCGTTTTGGGTCATTTTTTCTCTCCTATTCTTTTGAGTGTCGTTCCGTTATCCGGTGTCTCCACCAATGGAGCCACACGGTCTTTTCCTGCTACCTTTTCCATCTGCGCCGGGGTAAGAAGTTTGGGTTCAGAAAATGCTTTTTCTCCTAAATCCGAGAAAGCAAGAAGGGCCTGTTGCTCGTCGATCCATTTCCGGTTAGCCCTCTTCTTTCCTAATTCCCAGCCCTCGATAGAACCGCCGGCGGCGATGTAGTCTTGAGCATAGGCAACGATAGCGTCAAGCCAAGACTCGATACGATCCTTGTAATCAAGGACATTTTTTACTACTTGAACCGGCAGGGTTGTCGCTTCCGGAAAGATAATCTCTTTCGACGGAATCGCCGGTAGATGCTCGCTTATATCCTGGCGGAGAACTGGACAGATTGCTTTCGCCCAGCACCATTTACACCAGGGGCCCGCGGCGACTAACGCGCCTTTTTCTTTCGTTAACGCTATTTTTCGTTCCAATTCAGCGGCGAAAGTATCAAGGTAGTCGCATGAAGCGGTCCAGGTATTTATCTGGCCTTCGGTTCTCGGCTGGATAATGACGAGCCTGACCTGTTCGACTTCGTATTCTCTTGACAATGGCAGAGCGTAAAGCAAAAGCTGTGGGTTATCCGTAGCCGAAACAATCACCCCTTTTCCGTATTTAAAATCGATAACCACGATTTCTTTATACGGACGGATAATCGCCACGTCCAATGTCCCGAATACCCCGGGAAGCACTTGGACTTTTTGCTCCACCAATAACTGGCCGCCTTTTTGTAACTCCTGGAGAACAGCATCACGGGCAAACGTAACCGCTTCCGCCATTTCATCGGTTACTTCGACATCGCGGATTACCCCACCAACCTGATCAAATGGAAGGTATTTCTCATCTTTCAGGCTTTTTTCCAGGATCTCATGCGCTACGTCGCCTTCAGCCGCATGCTCGCTTTGCAGTGGCTTTGGCATCTGGGCGCATAACGCAACCGACCCTGGACAATTCATCCACCTGTCCGCGCTTGATGGCGATAATTCAGCGTGTACTTTTTTAGCCATCTTTACTCCTTTAGGCCGTAAGGCCGTTCTTTTTAGCGTAGCCGTTGATCAATTCAACAGCTTTAGGTAATACGTCAGCAGGAAGCTCCATTAACTTCGGTTTCGCCGGAGAAAGCTTTCCGCAGACCTCATCGCGAATAAACGTAACCAGCTTATTCGTTATATTTTTCTTTTCCGCTTCTTGGAGAAGCTTTTGAACCAGATCACGTAATCCTGCGTTGGTGATGGGTTCGGCTTTTGCTTCACCCGACACTTCAGGTTCCCCGGGAATGAACTCGGGAGTCCTGGAAACCGGGGCTACCGGTACCGTTGGTTCTTTTTGGCCGCTGGATAAACGCTCCAGAGCAACAGCAATCCGTTCTAAAATCGATTCAATACTCATATTAAGCACTCCATGTCTTTCCTGCATGTTTCGCAGACGGATAGACCAGCCACCCGTTTAAGTTTTTTCATTTCGAATTTTCTTTTACAAACTTGGCATCTTACTCCTAAAAACTCGGTTATCTCATTTGTCTTTTCCCTCCTTTCTTTATCGCCTGTAATGACGTTTATGTTTTTTGACTTTTCGATCAGTGTGTTTACAAGTTTTTCGTCTTGGCTATTTTCAGCTATTAAAAATTTTATCTCCACCGGATTCTTTTGCCCCATCCGGTCGAGCCGGGAAACCGCCTGTTCTATCTCTTTAGGCCCGTGAGAGAGTTCCACGAATAATCCAGTATCACACACATATTGCAATCCGTCAAGCCCAAATCCCGCGGATTGTATGTTGGCAATAAAGATTTTTATTCTAGGGTCTTTCTGAAAACGGACGACCGAAGTCTCTTTCTGAGATGCAGATTCTTTGCCGGTGCAGAACACGTGTTCGTTTGGAAACGCCGCGCCGATAGCGTTAGCTACATCTTCATGCCAAATAAATACTACAATTTTTTGTACAGTTTCTAAAAGGTCTTTAACCATGTTGATCGCAGAAAGAGTTTTGACGATGCCTAACGCCCTACGTAATGACGGTATCTCACCAATCTGCTGTTGGATTTCTGCTTGATTTTCCTGTTCAGTTAATTTTACCAATTTATCTGTCGGATCCAGATAGATTTTATCGTAGGTTACCGGCGGCATCTCTTTCTGGACTTCAGATTTTAACCGCCTGATCATAATAGGCCGCAGGATTTCGGCTAACTCCGGGAGATTACTGGCCCCGGTGCAATCGAAACCAAAGTCGCCTTGATATGCCGAACAAAATTTATACGCATAAGTATAAAAATCCGTGTATTTACCCAGGAAGGACGGGAAGAGCGCGCGTAGGATAGCGTAAAGTTCTACCGGCC